GATAGTAAATTTCCAATCATCATGAAAACCTTGGAGGGTTCTAAGGGTGTTGGTGTTTTGTTTATTGAGTCAGAACGTCAAATCGAATCAATAGTTCAATTACTACACAATCAAAATGAAGACGTAGATTTACTAATTCAAGAATACATCAAAACAGATGGCGATATACGAGTCATTGTTTTGGGTGGTAAGGTTATTGCATCTATGAAACGTGAAATTGTCAAGGGAGACTTTAGATCGAATGTTTCTCAAGGTGCAAAGGTTAAAGAATATAAATTAACAAAGTTAGAAGTAGAACAATGTATATTGGCTGCAAAGGCGATTGATGGCTCTTGGACTGCTGTAGACTTCATCCCTTCTGAGAAACCTAAAACTGAACCACCATATATTCTGGAGGTAAATCACTCGCCTGGAACAGGGGGGATTGAAAAAGCAACTGGTAAAAATATTGTTAAACAAGTTATTGATTTTTATTCCAATTCAGATAATAGATATACTGTTCCAACGCAATGTGGTTGGGAAGAAATTGTTACAATTAAACCATTTGGTGATTTAGTTGCAAAATTTGATACTGGTAATGCTAGGTATTCTGTTATACATGCAGAGGATATAAAGGTTAATGGTAAGAAAATTACCTTTACTCATGGAGATAAAACTATAACAACTAAGCTAGTTGGTGATTATGTTTCCATAACAGGTGGTGGAGAAGATAAAAGATATTTGGTTGATTTAGACTTTGAATTTGCTGGTTCGTCTTATGGAAAGATTACATTTGGTCTAGATAATAGAGATGATTTTAACACTGATGTTTTGCTCAATAGAAAAACTATGAGAATGTTAAATGTCATGATTAATCCTCAAAGGAAATATATTGTCACAACCAAATATGTCCTTGACAATTAACTCCAAAGGTGATATAGTTATTACATGAATTTTTATACAAATGTAATTCAGTGGGGCAATAATCTTCTTGTTCGCGCTGTCATAAATGATAAGCGTGAAAATTTTAGAGTAAGATATTCTCCCACACTTTATGCTCCTGTAGAAAAGAAAACTCCATACAAAAATCTTAATGGTGGTTATGTCACTAATCTGACATTTTCTACCATGAAAGAAGCTAAGGAGTGGGTTGAAAGTCATAAATCTCAGCCAGAACTTGTATATGGAAATACTCAATATCCTTATACCTATATTGCTGACACATACAAGGGCAGAGTTGATTGGGATAAAGATAAACTTCTTATAGTCACGATTGATATTGAAGTTCAATGTGAAAATGGTTTTCCATCTCCAAGAGATGCTGAAGAAGAACTGTTATCCATCACGATTAAAAATCATCAGAGCAAACGTATTGTTGTTTGGGGCATCGGTGATTTTAAAACAGACCGTGAAGATGTTACTTATGTAAAATGTGAAAGTGAAATAGATCTGTTGAAAGAGTTTCTTGTGTTCTGGGAAAAATATCATCCCGATATTGTGACTGGCTGGAACTCTGAATTTTTCGATATTCCGTATGTTTGCAATCGTATCAAAAAATTGTTTGGTGAGGATGAACTGAAACGTCTATCGCCGTGGGGTGGTGTAAGAGATAGAGAAGTATATCAGATGGGTAGACATCATCAAATATATGATATACAGGGTATTGCTGCATTAGATTATTTTGATCTATATCGTAAGTTCACATATTCTGCTCAGGAATCATATCGGTTAGATCATATCGCATTTGTTGAATTAGGTGAACAAAAAACTGGCAATCCTTTTGAGACATTTCGTGAATGGTACACCAAGGATTATCAATCATTTATCGAATACAATATCAATGATGTTGAGCTTGTTGACAACTTAGAAGATAAGATGGGACTTATTGAATTGTGTTTAACCATGGCTTATGATGCCAAAGTCAATTATACGGATGTACTTGGTTCAGTTCGTTATTGGGATATTTTGATATATAATTATTTGCGTGAAAAGAATATTGTTATTCCTCAAAAAATGAAGGCAGAGAAATCAGAGAAATATGAAGGTGCTTATGTAAAAGACCCTATTGTTGGTATGCATAAATGGATTATGAGTTTTGATTTGAATTCTCTGTATCCACATTTGATTATGCAGTATAATATTTCACCAGAGACATTAATTCCAAGTGAAAAGAAAGATGGATTGGTTGATAAAATACTTGAAGGCAAAATTAGAAATACCACCAACCATTGTATGACTCCCAATGGTGCGTTCTTTCGAAAAGATAAACGAGGATTTTTGCCTGAAATAATGGAGAATATGTATAATGATCGCACAAAATATAAAAGACTTATGTTGGAAACTAAACAACAATATGAGGACACTAAAGACCCTAAACTACTCAAATACATATCATTATATAACAACATCCAAATGGCAAAGAAGATTTCTCTCAATTCGGCGTATGGTGCTATTGGGAATAACTGGTTTCGCTATTATGATCTTATGGTTGCTACTGCAATTACTACAAGCGGCCAATTATCTATTCGATGGATTGAAAAGTCTCTTAACATCTATCTCAATAAAATTTTGGATACAAAAAATGAGGACTATGTTATCGCGTCTGATACCGATTCGGTGTATATCACTTTTGACGTATTGGTTAACAGGGTGTTTGAGAAGGGAGAAACACCTGAGAGAATTACCGATTTCTTGGACAAGATTGCAAAAGAGAAGTTGGAACCTTTTATTCTCAAAAGTTATACGGCTCTTGCTAAGAGTATGAATGCCTATGAACAAAAGATGGAAATGTCAAGAGAGGTTATTGCAGATAAGGGAATCTGGACGGCCAAAAAAAGATATATTCTTAACGCATGGGATATTGAAGGAGTTCGTTATAAGACTCCACAACTCAAGATTATGGGTATCGAAGCAGTCAAATCATCTACTCCAGCTGTATGCAGACAGAAGATTAAGGATGCATTGAACATTATTATGACAAGTGATGAGAAGAAACTGAACGCTTTCATACAGGATTTTCGGGATGAATTTATGAGTCTACAACCAGAGGATATTGCTTATCCTCGCTCGGTAAATGGACTCAAAAAGTTTAGTTCCTCTAATGGTATGTTTGCAAAGGGAGCTCCAATTCATTGCAAAGGAGCTATACTATATAATCATTTGGTAAAGAAACATAAGCTATTTAACAAATATCCTTTGATACAGGAAGGTGACAAGATAAAATTTTTGCATATGAAACAGCCGAACATCTATACTTCAAGTGCATTTTCTTTTGTAACTTCTTTTCCAAAGGAACTTGACATTGTTGATCGAATAGATTATGATGAACAATTCACTAAAAGTTTCGTTGAGCCATTAAGGTTTATAACAGAAAAGATACGGTGGAAAATTGATGATAGCTATGGAACACAAGGCACGTTAGAGGATTTCTTTTAAATGCGGGCATCGTATAATGGTATTACCTCAGATTTCCAATCTGATGATGTGGGTTCGATTCCCTCTGCCCGCTCCACTTTGATTGTAGCATGATACTTGAAAAACAAGACGCAGTTTACGCTGCAACAAAAATGATGGAATATTTTAATGATTTTAATCGCATTGATGATTATTTTCGTGCGAGAAAAATTGAGCGTGTAAAGAATATTCCAGTTGCATTGCCAGGCTTTGGATTGGAAGATGATCTGTTTCAAGATTATGATATGCATCCAGAGGATATGAATTTCTCTATTGTTCAAATGCAATCTAAAACATTTGATACACTTCTGGAAATGACAGCATCATTTAGTCCAGATGAAAATCCAGGCAAGACTGCAAAGTATATAGTGAAGGAAACGAATACAGATAAGATTGTTGGGTTTATTCGTTTTGGTTCGCCTCTAATTAATTCTAAACCTCGTAATGATTATCTTGGTGATGTTCCAGATTTAGAGATATTCAATCAGCGTGCTATTATGGGATTTAACATCGTCCCTGTTCAACCTTTTGGATTTAATTATCTTGGTGGCAAACTTATGGCGGCCATATGTTGTTCTTCTGATATTCGTAGACAATTGAATAAGAAATACGATACAGAGTTTTGTCTATTTGAAACTACATCTTTATACGGAAATATTAAAGGCGGCAGTATGTATGACGGTATGCGCCCATATTTGCG